TGTGCTCCCGCCCTTCGTCAAGTGAGCGCAAAACAACTCTGTCGCCATAAATCGTTTCTGCAATGAACCATTCTTGATCTTGCGGGAATGGAGGCGCGCCCTCATACCAAGTCACAGGCTCCTGCACAGGTGCTGGCTGTGCTGACAAAGATTTAAGTGCCTCCCTTGCGGCCTGAAGTGCAACCGTGGTGGTGTGTATTGGCCTTGTCTGTTCAACGTGATACTCCATCATGCTGATAAGGTCTTCGATCAGTTGCTTCATGTGTTCTTCTCCTTGAGTTTGGCTTCGAGGGCACGGGCAAGTTGCCAATGCTGCACTGGTGGCGGCATGTCTCGATAGACGGCATCAATTTCCTCCGGTGTCAGCCCAACCCATCGCCGCTGTGCTGCGGGTGGGGTGGTGTAGAGCATCCCGGTAAAACCTTTGGGCAAGTTTGACTTGGCAATCTCCCCTTGGTAGATAACAAGTGCTGGCTCCTGCGCAGGAGCGGGCTTAACCATCACACCGTCTTTTTCTACAAGCGTGGTGCGCTCTTCCGGCGTAAGCGGGTAACCACAAGTTCCGCAGTTGATAAGGTTTTTCACAGTCTCTTCCTTGCTTTGCATTTGGCCTGCTCTGGTTGTGCCAGCTCTTGGCAGTCTGTTGGGTTGTTAGTCCTCGGTGCGTACAGCAGCACCAGCACACCCGCCACAGCCCAGATGGCGATGGCAATGTAGGTGTAGATGTGGGTCTTCATGCGATCTCCTGTGTTGCAGCAACTTCCACAAAGAAATTGCCGAGACTGTAGTTTAGTGCAGTTAAAAATAGTTTGCAACAGTTTATTGCAAAGAAGTGTAGATTGATGTAACATTCGCCCATGAGAAAACAAACACGAAGAAAAGTCTGGAGCACCAACATCAATCCGGTCGCGCATGCAATGGCGGGAGCATCTATTACGGACGCTGAGAGCTTGAACATCCTGCGCACCAAGGAGAACAACAGCATGGAGGCCTTCAGAAATGGTTCGGCAACAAGGCATGACTGGAACAACATCAACGCGGTCGTGCGACTTGCGGAGAGCATGGCTGCTGCAAACATTGGCCCAGAGGTCATGGTGCATTGCAAGATTGCCGAGATGCACTTGCTGGATGCGCAAGATCGGTTCAAGCGGCTGGGCAAGATGGGCTCCACAGCACTTGGCCTTCAGAGCTTTCAAGAGATCATTGAGTGGCATGAGCTGCAGAGGACTTCGGTGGCTCGCAGCGTGTACGAGAAGCACATCAAGCGGGTGACGGACATGATCAAAAGTCGGTCATCCAAGATCAATTTTTTATAGGAGATGCACCATGCATGAAGCAGGAAAAGGCGATGGCCGTAGACCAATGGCCATCAGTGATCAGCAGTTCACCCAGAGATGGGATTTGATTTTTGGAAAGGGCTTGAAAAATGACCAACTATTGGCCGGGAACGAAGACAGTGAAGAGTGCGGGCAACGCATTCACAACGTGGAAGAAGGAGGGGGAGAGCGTCATGACAAATGACCGAAGCCACATCAGGTCGGCAAACGGAACACGAAGTCGAAAGACGAATGACCCGCTTCCGGCGCACATGCAAATTTACAAGGGCAAGAAATGACTGAAGCACGAAAACAGTTTGAAGCGATCCTGCTCACCAAGGGCAAGCGAGCCCCGGGCTGGGATGGCGAGAAGTACGACAACACCAACATCCAGACTTACTGGCGTTGGTTTCTTTTGGGGTGGACTATGAAGGATGGCAAATGAACAAGGTAATGAACATCGGCGCGCTGGTCATGGACGAGCGCCTGCAATCAAGAACAGAGGTCAACGAGGAGACTGTTTCTGATTACGCAGAGGCCCTCCTTGCTGGCGCAGAATTCCCGCCTGTGCTGGTCTACTTCGACGGCATCAACTACTACCTCACGGATGGCTACCACCGACTCCTCGCGCACAAGCGGGCCGAGAAGGTTTCCATCCTGTGCGAGGTGGTTCAGGGCACACTGAGGGATGCCATCTTCCACGCCACCGGAGTCAACACAGACCACGGCATGCGCCGCACCTACGCAGACAAGCGCAAGGCTGTGATGACGCTGCTCGACGACTTCGAGTGGGAAGGTATGAGCAATGCGCAAATCTCCAAGCACTGCCATGTGTCTCCGACATTTGTTTCCGACTTGCGCAAGAGCGTTGGCAAGGACACCGCTGACACAGTGAAGTACAAGACATCTACCGGCAAGGTGATGGAGAAGAAGAAGGCCCCGGGCCGTCCAGCCAAAGAGCCAGAACTCAAAGGCCCAGAGGTCATTCCACCTCACGCAGAGAAGGAGGACCACAACCAAGAAGCCATCGACATGCTGCTGGCCGAGAACGAAGAGCTGAAGGCCCGCGTTGCAGTTGCTGGTATGGATGCCTCACCTGAAGAGAAACAGGCTGCCACAGCCATGATTGACGAGCTGCGTGAGGACTTGCGCGTCACCAAGATCGAGTTGGCCGCAGTCAAGCAAAGCCGCGATCAGTATCAGTCAGAGAACAGCCAGCTCAAGAAGCAAGTGCTGTCGATGCAGCGTCAACTTAAAAAGGAGCAAGCATGAGAAAAGAGCTTGGAAAAATTCAACGCTTTGACATTGGTATCGGTGGCTACGACGATGCCATGTTTGGCGTGTCCGTGACGCTTGGCGGGGCCGGCTGGGGTGTTCAGGACTTTGATGGGACTTGGGTGCGTGTGCCTGACGAAAATTGCAAGTGGACAGTTGAGGATCAACTTGATTTGTGGGGCGCTATGTGTCGTCGTGTCGCTGACCTCATGAAAAAAGCAAAAGTAAACACCTGTGCAGATATGGTTGGTATTCCAGTCGAAGTTTCATTTAACGGAAGCTCACTCCACTCGTGGCGGATTCTTGAAGAGGTTCTTTGATCAATTGCCCAAGCCAGCGGGCATGTGTGCTGGCAGTTGGAGAAACAAATGAGTTTGCAATTACGAGAGTATCAGCTTGATACATTGGATGGTTTGAGGCGGGGTTTTGCTGCGGGTTACAGGGCTCAAATGCTTTATTCGCCGACTGGTGGCGGAAAAACTGAGATGGCAATCGCCCTGCTCGAAGCCACCAAGAAGAAGGGCAACAGGGCTGCGATGATTCTGGACCGCATCATCTTGTGCGACCAGACAAGCCAGCGTCTTGAGAAGTACAAGATCGACCACGGCGTGCTGCAGTCGGGCCACTGGCGATACAGGCCATACGAGAACATCCAAGTGTGCAGCGCTCAGACGCTGGAGAAGCGCGGGTCTTTCCCCGGGCTGACTTTGATGATCGTGGATGAGGCGCACGCCATGCGCAAGCAGACCATCGAGTTCATTAAGAACAATCCTGACATCAAGGTCATTGGCCTGAGTGCATCACCATTCACCAAGGGTCTTGGCAACGTGTACGAGAGCGTGGTCAGCACCGTCACAACCAAGGAGCTGGTGGACCAGAAGGTGCTGTGTCCACTGCGTGTGTTCGTCGCCAAAGAGATCGACATGACCGGTGCCAAGAAGGTGGCCGGAGAATGGAGTCAGGCCGAGTCCACAAAGCGCGGCATGCAAATCACTGGCGACATCGTGTCCGAGTGGATTAAGAAGACGCACGAGATATTCGGTCGTCCTCGCAAGACCATCATCTTCTGCTCTGGCGTGGAGCACGGTGCGGACCTGTCCAAGAAGTTTGCAGAGCAGGGCTACAACTTCATCAGCATCTCCTACAAGGATGATGATGAATTCAAGCGTGATGTCATTGATGACTTCAGCAAGCCAGACACAGAGATTCACGGCCTGATCGCCACTGACATCCTGACCAAGGGCTTTGATGTTCCCGATGTGATGATCGGCGTGAGTGCTCGACCATTCAGCAAGTCGCTGTCCTCTCACGTCCAGCAGATGGGGCGTGTGATGCGTGGCTACCCAGACAAAGAGTTTGCCGTGTGGCTTGACCATGCAGGCAACTATGTGCGGTTCCAAGAGGACTGGGAAGAGATTTACAACAACGGTGTGCATGAGCTGGATGACGCACGCGAGAAGGCCAAGAAGGAAAAGACCGACAAGGAAAAGGAAGCAGCCAAGTGCCCCAAGTGTGGCCACCTGTGGGCCGGTGGATCGGATACCTGCTTGCACTGTGGCTACACCCGCGAGAAGCGAAGCATGGTGGAGTCGGTGCCCGGAGAGATGGAGGAGCTGAAAGCTGCAGCCTCACGCGAGAGCAAGCAGGATTGGTACAGCATGTGCCAGTACATGGTGAAGTACCACGGCTGGAGCACTGGTCGAGCGGCGCACACCTACAAAGACAAGTTCGGCGTGTGGCCGAAGGGGCTGATGGACATCTCAATACCGCCCAGCATCGAGTTCAACAAGGCAGTGAAGGCTGCGCTTATTCGTTACCTGAAAGGCAAGAAATGAACGACTTTGAGACATGGTGGCATTTGGAAGGCAGCACACCACCCCTGCCCGGCGAGGATGGCGAGGAGCATTGCAAGCGCATGTGCCAGATTGCATGGAGTAATGGTGCTTTCAAGGAACGCGATGAGTGTGCAAAGCTATGCGAGAGCATGACCTTGGAGTGGAAGGACCAACCAAGTATTGCGCAAGCTGAACTGGCAACAATGTTGGATTGCGCTTTGTCCATTCGCAATAGGAGCGAGTCATGACCTACGGCTGTTGGAATCGCACCCCCTTCAGGGGGTTCCTCAAGGTCCAGTCTGGCTGGTTCAACGGCAAGCGTGTAGAGGCTACCGTTGATTTCAGGATGTCGCCCGACTGCCAGTACACAAAGACAGAGCTGGGTCGCAAGGACGAGCGGTGCATTGGCTGCAAGTGGAGAATGCCAGATGCAGTTTCTTGACTTCTGCAGAGCGCACGGCATCCTGATTGACAGACTGCCACCCATCGGTGCTTGGAAGCGCTACCCCACAGAGGATAAGCCCTCTCACAGGAATGGCGCAATCAAGTTCATGGGTGATCACGCCTTCGTGCAGAACCACGCCACCGAGACAGAGATAAGCGTGTGGAAGGCAGAGGGCGACAGCAAGATCGACATTGATCGCATCAGGCGCATCGCCAAGCAGGCCGACGACGACATTCGCGACAAGCAGAGAGAGGCTGCTCGCAAGGCTGCATTCATGCTGAACCAATGCCAGATAGGCTTTCACCCGTACCTCGAAAAGAAGGGATTCAAGGACGAGCAGGGCAACATCCTCAAGCACGAGACGGAGGGCTTGCTGCTGCTGATACCGATGCGAGTTGGCCATCAGTTGGTGGGCTGTCAGGTCATCAATGAAGAGGGCGGCAAGAAGTTCTTGTTCGGCCAGCGCACATCCAACGCTGCGTTTGTGTTCGACAACAAGGGGCCGAACATTCTGTGTGAGGGCTATGCCACCGCTCTGTCTGTGCGTGCTGCCATGAAGGCGCTGAAGCGGCGGTACACCCTGCATGTGTGCTTCAGCGCGGGCAACATGAAGAAGGTGGCGTCTACCCTGCCGAATGGCTTTGTCATTGCAGACAACGACCTCTCGCGAACAGGTCAGAACACTGCAGAGGCGATTGGCTGGCCGTATTGGATGCCAAGCGAGGCAGGCATGGATGCCAATGATGTTCACCAGCGTGATGGGCTGTTCAAGTTCTCGCAGTCACTCGGCAAGGTCATCAAGTGAAGACGACTGGACACCCGCCGGGCCTGCTTCAAGATGACTGCCGCAAGTTGTTTCGATGGTTTGCGGATCGTGTTGACGCACGGTGGACGCTTCGCCGGGTGCTGGCAGAGCATTCAACAGACGAAAAAAAGCCCGCTCAAGTGGCGGGCCATCTTTCTCGCAATCACTGATAGTTCTTGCAGTAGGTGATGGGCTGGACGGCTAGTCGGTCTGGGTGATCGAACGAGGCCAGCTCCAGCTTCTGCATGATCTCAAAGCCAATGTCGATTGCATTGGGTCCGGCCCCTGCCATTTCAGCGAGGGCGGACACTCTACCGTTCTCGTCCTCAATCAAATGGATTGAGAACATGTTCAAGTTCTTTGATGTTGATGACACGGGTTTCCTTTAAGTCTCGATCATCATATTCCAAAGCCTTGGTGGTGATCATTTTGAGGGCATCCATGCGCGTGGCAGCTTCTACATCAAGCTGAAAGCGCACGGTGCGTTCGATGGTCATGCGGTAGATTGGCACGGTCACTCCAGATACAGAAGCACGGCCAAGAAAATGGCCAGCAGTAAAAAGATCACGCGCTCAGCCTTGTCGCTGACAATTTCCACGGCGGTGGGCACGGGTTTGGATGGTCCGGTGTATTTCATGGCATCTTTCTCTCAATCAGGACTTCGGCGGCCAGCTTGCACTGGTCGATGGTGAGCTGGTCGGCAGCTGTCTCGCAAGCACGAATCAGGCGCAAGGCCTCCCCGTATGCGTCAGGCGTTGTTGCTCGTGCGCCCAGCATGTAGGCGCGGGTAAGCGGGTGGTTTTCGTTTGGCATCTGTCTCTCAATCAAAAAATCGGCATCTGTCTCGCAACCACCCCGGGCGGTGGTCACCACGGGGCGGGCGGGGCGTCATGTCGGGCGCGCTCCTCCTGCTGGCGCTGGTAGTCGCGCACCTGCTCGGGGGTCCATGGTGTCGGGCCTCCGGGCGGTGGGAATGGCCACGGCTGCGGCGTCATGCGGTCCGGGCCTCTTGCCTGCCCTTCTCGATTAAATATCGGGCTTCGGTCTGGTCGTGGGGCTTCTCGGCCTCCAATAGGGTGCGGATTGCCTGCGATGCTGCTGCAACCTGTCCGGGCGTGCTGGCGCGCTCGTATCGGTGGCCGGCGTTGATATAGGCGGCTTCTGTGTGCGTCATGCTTTAACCCTCTCTGGATGCATCAATAAACCCTTCAAATAGGCGATGCTGTGGCCCGTCATATTGGACAGTTCGCGCAGCGTCAGGTTTAAATGGCTGTCGTAAAAATCGATTATTTCGCCCGGCGTGCTGGCGTGCGTTGGTTGCTGGTCTTCCATGGTTCTGGCTCCTGTAGTCGGGACAATACCCGGTCAAACCCTCGGGCTGAGGGCTTGGGCTGGTGCTGTCAAGCTGCGGCGATTGGGATTACCCGGCGGGCGGTGCGGTCTGCCTGCTTTGCTTTGCTGCCATGGGCGCGAAACCCGATAATCTGGCGGCGGTCGGCGCGTTGGCACAATCCGCACATGGCGCAGGTCATGTATTCGGCCGTTTGGGCGGGGCAAATGAGGACCGGGCGGCCTTCGGGTGTCTGGCTGTGCTTTGGGGTGTCCATGGGCACAATGGCGACCACGGGCAGGCCTGTTGCGGCGAGTCGGTCGGCCTCTCCAACGTCGTCGGCGCTGGCGTTCACTGTGAAGCCCCACGCGGTCGCGTGCTTGGCCCAGCTCAGGGCCTCGGGGCTCTTCTTGTGTGTGTAGGTAAACCCGTTGCGGCCTCGGTTGGCTTTGACAATCAGGCCCAGCGCGTAAGCGTCCACGGCTTCACCATCTCCGGGCAGGTCTCCGGCCACACTCATGCGCCAGAGTTGACCCTTTGGCAAGCGCGAGATTTTGAGGGCTAATTCCTCGATTTCGTCTCCGCGCTGGTCCACTTTGTTCCACGTCATGCGGGTGAAATAATCCTCCGCATAACATGCGCTGCGGTATTGCGGGCAGGATGGCGGGCAGGTGCTGCGGCTGTTGTAGGTGGTCGGTATTGGTCCGGTTTTGCGGTTGGTGCTGGATTGGACAAAGTGGTAGCGGGTCATGGTTTGGCCTTGTGGTTTGGGTTGCTGGCTTTGATCTGGCGCTGTAGGTGTTCAGGCAGTCGGGCGATTAATTCGGGGCTGAGTGTTGGCCATTGCGGGGCGGTCGGTGCGCAAATATGGGCGGCTATTGTGTAGCTGGTCCCTGTTTCGTGCATCACTTCGCCCAGCGTTGCGCCTTGGTCGAATAGTTGGCGGGCGTTCATGCTGCATCTACCATCATGTCGGCCCATTCGGTCCCATGGGCTCGGGCGCAAAATTCGTAACTGCCCTTTGTCCCTGCTTTCACTTCGTCTCGGCTCGGGATTCGGTTTCCGTAGTAGTCGCGGGCTGGTTGCTTGCCCAGCACGCACAAACCCTGCTCAATCGCGGTCATCATGGCTCGGCCATAACTGCCCTGTAATCCCCACATTCCCGAGTTAATGGCGCGCTGGATGGCTAAATAATGGTCCTCGGCTGTGGCTTCTTCGTCTTGTTCAATGGTGTAAATGTCTTGGGTGTTCATGGTGTCGTCTCCTTAGTGTGTTTGGCGTGCTTTGATCGTCATGCGGGTGGATGCTTCGCCCGTTTTGGTGTAAGCGCGGATTAGTTGAGGGCTGGCCTTTAAGCGCTTGGCGATTGTTTGCCAGTCGGTGAGAGTCTTTCCGGCGCATTGGGCGAAGTTCACCCGGTACAGTTGGCCGTCAATGTCGGTTAACCCTGCGTCTTCCAGTTCGGTGCGGATTTGGTCGGCCTTGCGTTTCATGTCTGCGATTGCGGCGTGAAGCTGGCCCAGCTGGTCAACCTTGGCGGCCATTGCTGCGGCTGCGGTGACTGCTGCGGGCTGTGCTGGCTCTCCGCTGTCGTGGTGGCGAAAACCTGCGGGCATCAGGGCTGCGGCTGCGAGTGTTTGAAGGTCTTGGGGTTTCATGGCGTGGCTTTTGTAGGTTGGGTTTTTGGGCTGGTTGTATGTGGTTTGGCTGTCGTTCATGGTTTAGGCTCCTTCGTTGATTTCGTTGGGGTTTGTTGGTGTGACCAGTGGAACAATCCACCAATTTTCCCGGCTGGAGTCGGCCTCCACATAATCGGCGGCTTCGTTTGGCGTGTCGAACGGTCCAAAATAATCGAAACCATCGGCGGGCGTTCCTTGTATGGCAATAAATTTGGTCATGGTTTAGGCTCCTTTTGTGGTGGTGGCGACAAATTGACCGGCGCGTGTCACGGTGGCGGCTGGATAGCATGCGGCCCAGCTCAGGGCCTCGGCTCGGGTCAGGCTGTAATGGGTCTTTGTGTACCCGTGGCCGGTGGTGCGATAACCGATAAGGCGGGCGGCTGCGGTGCGGATTTTGTTTGCGGTGGTCATGCTGTTGGTTCCTGTTGGGTTTGGTAATCCTGGAGTAAATTTGTGTTTTTGCTCCAGGATTATTTTTAGGTGGTGGCGCGGCGGCGGGCTTGGGTGCGGCGAATGCGTGCCCAGTGGGCGATTACTGCGCGGGCCCGGGCCTGCTGGTCGGGTGTCCATCCTGCTGCCGGGCGGTGTTCGATAATGTCGCGGGCGGTGGCCAGTGTCATTCCGGCGGTGTGGTTTGTGTATGTCATGCTGGCTGCTCCTGTTACCGGGTGAAGTAAAAGCTGTCGCGCATGGTGTCGAGTCGGTCGCCGTGTTGGCTGGTGCTGCTGATTTGCGCGGCTATATCGGCTGGCTTGATGTTGCGCCATACAAACCCCATTCGAACGGTGGTTCCTTGCTTGATGTGAAAACATCCTGTGCGAAGGTCGCTGTAAACCAGTGCAAAGCCTATGCGCTCGGCTGCGGCTTGCATGATTTGTTTGGTTTCTTGTGCGGTCATGGTGGTGGCTCCAGTTGTGCCCGGTGATTAGCCGGGCGGTTTGGTTTATCTGAAAAGGGCGTAAGCGATGGCAAAAAATACATGCGCGCCCAATACGGTCATCAGCGTGGTAATGATTGCGCCCTCGATGCGTTCGCGGCGTTGCTGTTCTCTGCGGTAAGCGGCGATTGTTTGCTGGGTTTCTGTCATGTCGTTTGCTCCTGTGTGATAGCTGCACTGTGCTGCTGTCTGGTATCTATTATCGGGTCCGGGCGTTCATGGTCAATCCCTTTTGATCGAGTATTTTTTTATGGCGTTCGGGGTTTCGATAGTCGCGGGCTATCAGGCGAAGCCGTGCGGCTCTGGTGCTGTTCAGAGGGAAACCATAAGGGGAAAGCCTGTAGGGGTTGACCTGCTGCTGGGTATCTTTGCCCGTCTTGTCGGTGGCTGGCTGGGTTGTTGGTTGCTGGGTTGACCGGGTGGCGCTGGTGGCCGTGAAAGGTAGCGCGGGGCCTGTTTAAAGCGAAGCGTTGCAGCTCTTGCGCTGTTCCCCTAATATCTGCCGTATGAGTAAACCCAATACACCCAACAAGTTAACTAAAGCCCAGATAAGGGAAAGCCTCGACTCTGTGCCCGTCTCCCATATCCTTGGAAGAGGTGCATCCCGCGAGTTAACTGCAAAGCAAAAGGCTTTTGCCCTCGAAGTGGCGAAGGGTTCGACCGGTGCCGAAGCTTACCGAAGGGCATACAACACGAAGGCTAAACCGAAGACACAAGGCAATCAGGCACACAAGCTAAGCAGCCGACCGGATATCAGCGCGGAAATAGAGGCTTACCAACTGGCAATTGAGGGGGCGAAACATAGAAACCCTGCAGCCTTGCGTGAGTTGGTCATTCAATCTCTGGTTAAGGTCATCATCGACCCAGAGTCAAAACCCGGTCAAATCACGGCAGCCGCTAAGGTTCTCGGCACAGTAACAGAGGTCGCGGCCTTCACTGAGCGCAAAGAAGTCAGGACTATCACCAGCTCAGAGGATGCACGCCTATCGATCATGGCCCAGCTTAAAGAACTGAGCAAGGCAAGCGCGACCGATGCTCACATCATCGACACGCAAGCCGATGAGCTGATGCGCGAGCTCGAGGGAAATTCGGCGGATGACGACACCCACCCGGGGGCGGGGGACCAAGCCATGGATGAGGAGTCCCGTGCTAAGACGCATACTATTCCACACGAACAATCCTCTCTTTTGGACAATTCTGCCGTGGACACCCCGCCCCCTCCACCCAGCGAGACCCCCCCGTCATCTTCAGAAAGCTGACCCCCGGGGGGTATATTGCTTAAAAAATAGGCAACATGGCTGAAAATACGAATGAGTACTTTGATGCGCACTGAAAGTTTGGTATGAGCACGAAAACAACGAAGCAACCTCCACGCTTTGGTTGCTTGAAAAAAGTTATCCACAGGGACATGAAAATTCGGCGTAGCGATCCTACGAGGCAAGAGTGTTTGGAGGCTGAGATGAGTCCGGCGCAGAGGGAAGTTTTTATTGTGATTGATGAGTGGTGGAAGAAGTATGGGTTTTCGCCGACCATACGGGACATTGCGTATGTACGTGGGAAGATGGGGATGGGGAGTACGGTGAAGATTGTGGAGCGGTTGGTGAAGTTGGGGGTTGTGAAGAAGATGGATGGGGTGGGTAGGACGATACGGCCTGCTTGGGTGAACTACAAGAATTTGAAGGAGTTGGAATGAAGTTCAGGAAGAAGCCTGTGGTCATTGAGGCGACCCAATGGTTCAAGATGGGCGACCATCCCGAAGTTTTGGATGGCCCTTTGGATCGTTGCCCAGAATTTATTTATGAACATCACGGCTGGATTCAAACGCTTGAGGGTGGCCACATCGTTTGCCCGGGCGACTGGATCATTACTGGCGTGAAGGGTGAGCATTACCCATGCAAGCCTGAAATTTTTGAAATGACGTATGAGCCAGCCTGAAAAACAAAAATCTGCTCCGCAGGATTTGGATGCTTTGATAGCGCAGTTGCCTGTTCATGAGCAGGAGAAGCTATTGGAGCAGGTGGCCGAGTACAAGGCTGCGGTGGAGAGG